TCAGTGAGCCCCGTCATCCTGCGGACTGTTTGCGGACTGTGGGGCGTCACTGTCCGCGTTGACGGCCTTCACGATCCGTCGCACCTGCTGGCGGGTGTAGCCAGTCGCCTCGCAGATGTCCTTCTGTGCGACGCCGTCGGTGTCCGCCTGGGCGATGGCGGCAGCCAGCTCCTGTCGCAGGATCTCGGTCCGCGCTTCGGCGTCTCTGAACCGGCCGGCGAGCTGGGCCAGTGATCGCTTGTCCATGGCACATAGTGTTCCACTCGGCATCATGGAACATGACGTTACCTAGATCAGCGGTGAATGACCAGCTCCTGACGCGTTGACAGGGAACACCATGTTCCCTACGGTGGTCCATGTCGCCGAAAACGGCGGCGGCCCCAACTCGGTGCGCGAACACCGTGAAGGGGCCTGACGGATCACCTGACGCAACAGGAGAACCGCTGTGGCTCAGTCTGCCATGCCCATCCCGTCCGTCGAGCGCCTGATGGACGCCCCTCTGCCCGTGCTCATCAACGAGCTGGGCGTCACCCTCATCGACTCCGACATCACCGACGCCGAGTTCTACGGCGCCGTGGTGCAGCGGAAGACCGGTGAGCTGCTGCTGACCATGCCGCGCAACCGCAGCGAGCTGGAGCACGACACCATGGCCCGGTACCTGCTGGCGCGGGTCCTCGGCGTGGACGTGCCGCCGATGCCGGCGCCGCTGGTCACCACCTGCGAGACCGAGGGCGACTCGGACGCGGACATCAACGAGGCGCTGCGCCGGGTCCGCGGGGACCGGGCGTGAGCAGCGACGACGAGGACGCCCGCCGCTTCGTCGACAGGCACTTCCCCGTGGTGGCCCGGTTCCTCGCCGAACGCACGGTCGTCGTCGACACCGTCGACCACGGCGCGGTGGAGCTGGTCGAGCCGGCCTGGTGCATCGGGCACGGCCTGGAGGTGGGCCGCGACGTGTACCGGGACGACATCACGCACAACTCGGTGAAGGTGCGGGCCGGTACGTCGACGGAGACGCGCGAGTGGCTGCCGATGCTGGAGGCCCGGGTGTCGTGGGCGCCGTTCCGCGAACTCTGCCCGGTGATCTCGCTGGTGCTGGACGCGGAGGGCGACTTCGCCGCGGAGGACGGCCGCCGTATCGCCAGGGGCCTGCGCCTGGCCGCGACCCGTGTGGAGGCCGTCGCCGCCGAGGCGATCCGCCTGCGCGGTGAGATCACGTGACCGCGAAGTGGCCGGTGCGCCGGCCGACCGAGTCCGCCGCCATTCGTGCGGCGGGCCGGTCGGCCCGGCCCCTCCCCTCTGTTCCCGCCCTGCTGGCCGCGCTGCTCGAAGCGAACGAGCGACGCGACCGCGAGGCCGTCAACCTGTGCGCGCACCGTGTGGTGCGCGCTGCCCCGAAGGAGGGCGAATGAGCACCGCAACCCTGGCCCGGATTCCCGCGGACGTCTCCGACGAGCTGCTGCGGAAGCTGCACGTAGAGGCCGCCTGGAACGTGCCCCTGCACGAGCGGCGCACCTGCCCGGAGCACCTGAACTGGCGCACCGTCTGCGCCCACAAGCATGAGCGGGGTGCGAAGTGAGGTCCAACCCGACTCGCATGCTGGCCGTGGCCGCGGGCCTGGTCATCGTCGCGCTGACGGCCGCCGCGTTCTGGCTGTCCTACGCGCATCTCGCCGAGGTCGCCCTGGCCCACGGCATGCAGGGCAAGGAGGTCCGGGCGTGGGCGTGGCCGGCCTGCCTGGACCTGTTCATCATGGCGGGCGAGTTGATGTGGCTGCGGGCGGCGATCCTGCACCGCGTCGACTGGTGGGCGATCGCCCTGACGGCCGCCGGGTCCGGTGGTTCCATCGCGCTGAACGTGGCCGGGGTCGGCTCGTCGGCGCAGCCGCTGGACTACGTCGTTGCCGCGGTGCCGCCCACGGCCGCGCTGCTCGCCTTCGGCGCGCTGATGCGGCAGGTACACCAGGCCCTCGCCGGTCATGTCGAGCCGGTCGAGGTGACCGCGGCGGTGACCGTGGAGCGGGTCGACGACGACCAGGTGAGCCAAATGGCTCACCTGCCGGTCGAGCCCGCTCCGCTGGTCGTCCCGCCGCTGGAGTCGACGGCGCTTTGGGATCCGTTCAAGCACTGGCACTCGATCAGCAAGGTGACCGCTGCGGTGCCTGCCGAGCAGGACCGGCAGGTGGTCACGGAGGTTGTGACGTTGACGCCGTCTGAGCTGCGCAGGAAGGCCCGCAGCCTGAACATGCAGGCGGTCAGGTCGACGCGGCGGCCGGTGACCATCAAGACGCTGCAAGACGAGCTGGGGCTGTCTCGCCGCGAGGCGACGGAGCTGCGGCGCGAGGTGGTCACGTCGTGAGCGACCTGGAGAAGGCCGCGCGGGACGCGGTCGAGGCCGCGGACAACACGGAGATGGTGCGGCAGGTCGCCGCGATCCTCGCCGCGCAGCAGCTGCTGCAGAACCAGCAGCCGGCCGCCCCGGTACCGCAGCGTCGGGAGTTCAACGCCACGCAGTGGCTGGTCATCGGTGGCGTGGTCGTGTCGGTGGGCCTGGTCGCCTCGGTGTTCGCGGTCGCCGTGGCGGTCGGCGCGACGTGCGCCACCGTCTGCCTGCTCATCCTCCGCTCGCTGTGGGCGGACATCCAGAAGGGGAAGTGACCATGGCCGACGAGGTGAAGCTGACGCTGGCGGAACGGCTGGAGATCGCGCGTATTGAGGCGCGCGGGGTGCGCCGGGCGTTCGCCGGCATCGAGCACCAGCCGGGCATCGACCGCGCCATTGAGCGGGTGCGGGAGAAGGCCCGGAAGCGGGCCGCCAAGGGCAAGTAGGCCCGCCACGGGGCGGCCGCCATGCTGCCAGGCTCACCGGCCGCCCCGTGCACCCGATCACCCAACGAGCAACCGGAGAGACCAGCATGACGGAGACAGCACCCGAGCGGGTGAACGGGCACGCCAAGCCGCGGGTGAGCTTGCTGAAGTTCGCCCCCGAGCAGCCGCCCGCCCCAGCCGCCGAGCAGGCTACTGCGTCAAATGACGCAGTAGCGCCCCGCCGCCGGATCCGTATCGACCACCTGCGGCGGGTCGTCGTCGAGACGCGCACGAACACCGGCTACCGGCTCGCCGTCCGGCACGGCTCCTACGTGTGGGGCGGAACCCGCATCCTCGCCCGGCGGGCGTGGGACGGCCGCACCGCCGCCCGCTACCAGCGCATGATGCGCATCGCCGAGGCCGGCGGCAACGAGGAACTTGTCCGCGAATGGGAGGCACGTCTCAGCTCCTACCGGGCGGCCCGGCAGAAGCGGCGCATGGAGCTGCTGCAGCTGGCCATCAACGCGCCCAAAGCCCTGTTCACGGGCACCGTGGCCAGTGCGGGCGTGCTCCTGCTGCTGGGCATCCTGCTCGCCTGGAACAGCCACGACGTGAACGACGTCCTCGCCCCGATCAACGCGGTCGTCGACTTCGTCGCCCTGGTCGCGTTCGTCGCGTCCGTCGTGTGGGACCCGCTGCTGTTCGTGCTGCCGTGGCTGGCGCTGGCCGGCGTGTGGGCGGTCGGCCGTCACCAGCGCACCGCCCCGGTGTGGGCGCTGCCCGTCGACCAGGGCGAGCAGGGCGTCATCCCCGACGAGAGCGCCATCATCCGCGCCCTGGGCAACCTGGGCCTTGCCCCGCTCAACAAGGCCATCAAGGAGGGCTGGCAGCCGCGTTGGGTGCAGCCGTCGACCCGCTCCGGGAACGGCTGGCACACGAAGCTGCAGCTGCCGCTGGGCGTCACCGTCGAGATGGTCAACGGCAAGAAGAAGGTGCTGGCGCACAACCTGCTGCGCAAGCCGGTCGAGGTGTGGCCGACGGAGCCGCCCAACGAGCCGGGCGTCCTGGACCTGTGGGTTGCCGACCAGGGGTCCCTGTCCGGGCCTGTGCCGCCGTGGCCGCTGCTGAAGGAGGGCACGACCGACTACTTCCGCGGCGTGCCCGTCGCCCTGTCGCAGCGCGGTGAGCCCATCATCGGCAAGCTGATGGCGTCGAACTGGATCGTCGGCGGCATCATGGGCAGCGGCAAGACGTCCATCGTCGTGGCGCTGCTGCTCGGCGCCATCCTGGACCCGCTGGTTGAGGCCGAGGTGTACGTGATGGCCACGAACGTCGACTACGACCCGCTCAGGCCGCGGCTGCGGACGCTGGTCAAGGGCGACGACAAGGAGCAGCTGAAGGCCGCCCTGGACCGGCTGCGCACCCTCACGCAGGAGGTGACCGAGCGGGGCAAGCTGCTGGAGGAGCTGGGCGGCGACTCGCCCAAGCTCACCCGCGAGATGGCGCTGAAGGACGCGCGGATGCGGCCCCGGGTCGTCGTGTTCGACGAGTGCCACGAGCTGTTCATGGACAAGGAGTACGGCAAAGAGGCCGCTGAGCTGGCCATCCGCGTGATGAAGAAGGCGCGGAAGGTGGGCATCACCCTGATCTGGACCACGGTCTCTCCGACGGCCGACAGCCTCCCGCGGGACGTCACCCGCAACACCTCCCACCGGGTGGCGTTCGCGGTCGGCGACCAGGTCGCCAACGATGGCTTGCTCGGCTCCGGCCGGTACAAGGCCGGCGTCCGCGCGACCGAGCTGATCCCGGGCGTCGACGTCGGCACGGCCGTGACCGTCGGCTTCACGGCCAAGCCGTTCGAGGTGATCCGCGCGTACTACGTCGAGCGGGACCCGGAGAAGGGCGTCGACGAGGTGACGCCGGTCGTCGAGCGGGCGATGGGCCTGTACGAGGGCACCGGCCCGGCCGACGTGCCCACGTTCGAGCCGCCGGACCCGCTCGCCGACGTCGCCGCCGTCCTCGGCGACGAACCGCGCGTCCTGGTGCAGGAGGTGCTGCACCGCCTCGCCGCGAAGAACCCGGACGCCTACCGCAGCTGGGGGCCGGCCGACCTGAAGAAGGCGCTGGAGCCCTACGGAGCCCAGCAGTACAAGTCTGACGGCCGCATGGTCGTCGCCCGCGACCGCGTCCAGGACGCCATCCTCGAGCGGCTCGCCGAGGACGCCGACGAGCAGGGAGACGACGAGATCTGAGGGAGTTCTCCCTACCCGGCTCCCTGAGCGGCATCCCTGCCGGTGGCCTGCGCAAACAGGCCCGCAGGGAGGTGAGGGAGGCAGCGCCGGAGGGGCGTCCGGAGGCCCGGAAACGGGCCTGCGGGCGCCCCTTCTTTGCGTCCCTCCCTAGCTGATCGGGGCCGCCTGTTCCAGGCGCCTCCGCACGTCCTGCAGGAGCCCACGGCAGGCCGGCTCCACCATGGCAAGGCAGTCGACGAACGCAGCTTCCCCGCCCATGTACGGGTCCGGCACGCCGAGCCCCGAACCGTCCGGCAGGGCCGGGTCGAAGGAGCGCAGCAGGGCCACCTCGCCGCCGCCGTGCCGGTCGACCATCCGCCGCAGGAACCGTTCGTGCCCGACGTCCAGAGCCACCAGCAGGTCGCGCGTCCGCAGCCACCGCGGACGGAATAGGCGGGCCGTGTGGCCGCTCGGGTAGCCCGCAGCCTCCAGCACCGCGATCGTCCGCGTATCGGCCGTGCAGCCGGCGAACATGTCCCGCGTGCCGCCACTGTCGGCCGCCACCCGATCGGCCAGGCCGGCACGCTCCACCAGCGCCCCGAACACCAAAGCCGCCATCGGCGACCGGCAGATGTTCCCACTGCACACAAAACAGACCCGGTACACGGACTCACCTCAACACGATGACTCGGCCCCTGCCGGGGGTGCCGCGCACGGCCGTTTCCTTACCCAAGCCCTTGGCCACGGCGTCGACGCGGGCCTGCCAGGCGAGCACCGCGGCCACCGCGGCGTCAATCTTCCGCGACGACTCCGGGTGCTCCTTCATGATCTGGATACCGGACCGCGACTCACGGCGCCGGGCATTCAGCACATGCCGGGTCAGCACGCTAGAGCCGTCGTGTGACAACTCCTGGTCGACGACCGACGAGTGGAACGCCTTCAGCGCCCGGACGATGAGGTTCGACCGGCCGCCCGTCATCCACCACTCGATCGGGTGGGCCACCGAGGCTTTCACCTTCAGCCGGCGCCCGTACTTCGCCTCCCAGCTGGCCACGTGAGACTCCCACTTCGCCGGGTCCGCGTACATGCCCACCACCCGGTACCGCTTGAAGGCGTCCGCCACGGTGGCCAGCACCTCCGTCGTGGGCACCTCCCAGTCGCGGCCCTGCGGCCCGTCCGGCTGCTCCCAGCAGCCCAGCAGGAACAGGTGACCATCCGACACGCGGCAGCCCACCAGAGCCGTCGCGTCCGTGACCGCGTGGGAGCGGCGGCGGGAGCCGTCGAACCCGAGGACGATCGTGTCCTTGTCCGCGATCACCTTGTCGACGTCCGTGACCGCAGCCCACTCGGGCTGGGAGATCCACGAGTCTGCAGCGTAGGTGATCTGGCCGAGGTAGAAGCGGCGCGCGTCCTGCGGATCGGTGTCCGGGTCCCATATCTCCGCGGCGATCCGCTCCAGGTTCACCCAGCCGCCGGCCGTCGCCGCAGAGTCCCCGTAGGCGTGCCGCAGGCCGCGCATGAGCGACTCCCGGTCACCGAGGTCGGTGTCCGCAGGCGCCTCCCGATGGTCGTACAGCAGGCCGGCATCCCGGGCGCGGCCCTCCCGTATCCGCTTCCAATACTCGGCCGAGTTCTCCGCGACAGAGCCGGCGCCGGGAACGTAGGCGTTCGGAGACTCCACCGACGTCCCCCCGGTCTTGCCGAGGTTCCGGCGCAGCGTCGCGGCCAGGCGCACGCCCCCGTTGGACTGGCGCCACTCCTCCGTCTGGTCCAGGACGCACCACACGGGCCGGTTGCCCTCCCGGGACGTCGCCGCGGACGTCACGAACTCGATGCGGCCCTGCGGCAGGTTCACGAACGTATCCAGCGGCTCGATGCCCGGATAGTCGTCCAGCACCGGGCCCTCCCGCAGCATCTCCAGCAGCGGCGCCCACGCGTTCTTCGTCTGGTCCTCGGACACGGCCGCCAGCTGCAGCCACGGCGTGCGCAGGGACGCCCACGGCCGGCCCACCGGCTCCCCGTCCGCATCCCAGCCGTCCGGGACGACGTCCGCCAGCGCCTCAGCGCACGTGAGCGCGGCCAGCAGCGGCGACTTCCCCCAGCCCTTCGGCCGGGACAGGACGGCCCGCCGGTAGCGGCGCTGCCCCGTCCGCGGGTCCACGGCGTACAGGTTCAGCACGAACTGCGCCTGCTCCCTGGTCAGCCGGAACGGCACGTACTCCGAGCGGTCCGGGGCCGCGAGATAGGTGTGCATCCAGTTGATGACCTGGTGCCCCAGCGTCGGCAGCTCCCCCTCGTATCTAGGCCCCCGCCACGGCATCCGCCCCACCCCCCGGAAGCACCTTCAGATCGGCGAACTCGTCCTCCGAGGCCCGCTCGGGCGCCCGCCTGCTGTCGGCCTCGTCGGCCTGCGCGAACTGCATGCGCAGCCTCGCCCGGTCCTCCGGGGTGGCACCGAACTTGGCGACCCTCAGCCGCAGCTCGGCGCCGGCCGTCGCCTCCCCGTTCCAGTGCCGGGCGTGCACCAGGGCCGTATCCCGCAGGAACGACCAATCCGTGCTGGTGAAGTGCTCGGCCTGCGGGCTGGCCTTCCACATCTCCCACCACTCCAGCGTCGCCTCAGGCCACGGCACGACGACCATCTCGTCGCCCTGGCGGACGCGCAGGGTCGGCAGGTCCGGTGCCTCGGCCCGCTCGAACCGCAGCACCGTCTGCGGCTGCCCATCCTTGCGGTGGCCGGCGCGGCGCCGGGGGTCCTTCGGGGCGGGTCCACGACCAGCCATGGCGTTCCTCCTCGTTCAAGATCCAAAAGCCCCAGACCTGGGGCCGCAGACGGCGTGTAGACGGCCCGAGCGCCGCGGCGCGGGGGGCCGGGTGGCCCTCCCCAGGGTATTCCCGCAGGTCAGAGGCATGATCGCGGCCGTTTCCGCAGGTGAGAGGCGCTAGCCGTAACGCCTCCCGTTGCTGCTCGTCGTCGTTGATCGTTTCGGTTCGCTTCAGCCTTTGTGATCTTGCTTCGTTGTCTGCTGCTGAACGTCGAACCGTTGTCGTCGTCTGGTGCTGTGCTGTGTGGTGCTGTGCCTGTGCCCTGCCTCCGCCCCGTGGTGGGGTGGAGGCAGGGCCGGCGGTCGGCGCTGGTGCGGTCGGTGGTAGCCCGTGGACGCGCCGCACCATGGGTCTGAGGTCTGCCTGTCACATACAGACTCAGTGCCTTTGACGCCGAGTTCGTGGAGCCTGTCAGGCTGCTGCGTCGCCGCCGTCGAGGACGGTGTCCGCGAGGGCGTCGACCTGGTAGTCGGTCATGCCTCCCAGCTCCATGGGCTGCATGACCGAGTAGGTCATGGCGTGCCGGACGCGCCATGCTCCGTCGTTCGGGTCGGGCAGCTGCTGCAGCTGCTGTGCCGCCTCGCCGGCCTCGGGGTGGGCACCGAGGTAGGTGGACACGACGTCGCTCCACATGTTGGCCTGCGCCTGTCCGGCGATGGCCTGGGCGAGGTGGACGTCTCCGTTGGCCTCGGCCCGCTGCAGGGCTCGCTGTGCCTCTTCGGGGCTGTCGAGCTTGGCCGCGCGGTCGGCTGCGTCGCGGCGCACGATGACGGTCTGCGCGTCCGCGACGCCCTCGTACCCGAACAGCTTCCGGGACAGGCGGGCGCGCTCGCTGTTGACGTGGTCGAGGACGGCCTGGCCGGCGGCGTGGATGGCGTTGCGGGCGTCGCGGTAGGCGCGGGCGGTCTGGATGCGCTTGGCCTCGGTGGACAGGGTGCGGTTGCTGTTGATGCGGTCGACCTTGCGCGCCATGTCGGCCTGAATGCTGGCGACGTCGCGGGTGGTGAGGGTGCTGCCCTTCGAGCGCCAGCGGCCTTCGAAGTATTCGGCGGCGACGGTGGGGTCGTTGGCGAACGGGTTGGTGCTCATGGTCAGTTCCCTTCGGTGGGTGGGTCTATGAGTCCGGGGTGGGGTTCGGGGGGTCGTCGTGCGGTGGGCCGGGCGGCGTTGCCTTCGCGGCTGCTCTTCAGCCGGTGGCAGTAGGGGGGTGTCCGATCGTGGGCCCAGTCGAGGTTGTCCTGGTCGTGGTTGTCGCCGGCCTGCTTGTGGTCGAGGGCGTCGCCTCCGGGCTGGCCGCAGATGTGGCAGACGTGTTCGGGGTTCCTGCGGTGGGCCTCGGCGCGCAGGGCCCGCCAGTTCGGCGGGAGCCGGCTGCGCCTGGTCGAGTTCTTCCAGCCGCCGCTCATGCGGTCTCCTGGCGATGCTCGGTGATGGTGAGTCCGTGGGTGTCGATGACGTACTGGTCGAAGCGTTCGATGCGGCACAGGACGTGATCGGGTGGAGCGAGGGTGGTCCAGATGCGGCCCGGGGGCCGGTTGCACTGCCGGCCGCTGGCCCAGCGGGCGGCAACGGCAGGGTTGGCCGTCCATGACCAGTCGTCGCGGCGCTCACGTACCGCCCCGCGGTAGACGCGCAGCGGGCGGTCCGGTGGCGTGGCCCGTTCACCCTGCTCGTAGCGGAAGACGCTCCCCTCGCCGAGGAGGCTGACCATGTTCTCGGCGCCGTGCCGAACGAGGCTGTAGCCGACGGCTTGGAACATCTGCCGCCACTGCTCGTGGTCGAGCCAGTAGTCGGGGAACTCGCTCGTGTGCCAGATGGAGCCCAGGTGCCTGCGCAGGGTGCGGTCGGTGATCTGGCGGCTTGTCCAGCAGTCCCACACAAGCTGGGGTGCGAGCTGGCTTCCTACGACGGCCCGCCAGCGGGCGAACACTCTCTCTGACGCGGCGGGCGTCGACTGCATCTCCCGTTCGATCGGGGCGAAGGCCCGGGAGGATCTGGGGCTCGTCGCCACGACGTCGTCAGGGTCGAAGCCTTCGGGCCACGGGTAGAGGTGCTTGGGCTTGCGCACGTCTACCTCCGGCCGGCGGTGCGGCGCTGGGAGCGGCTGGGCTTGGGGCCGCCCGGGAACTGGACGTCGGTGGCGGCGGCCATTTCGTCGCTGAACGATGCGAAGAACTCGGCGATCTCCCCGAACGTGGGGTCAAGCTGTTCCCACACGTCGTATCCCTCGTCGGTGAGGCAGCGGTCTGCCCACGTCTCCAGGTCGGCGGATTGCAGCGCGTTCATGGCGCTCTTGCGCCACTCGCTGACGGGACGCACTTCGACTTCACGGCCGCAGAGGATGCCGATCATCGTGCTGCTTCCGCCTGCCGCGGGCGTGGGCGGCACGGGCGGTGCGGGCTGTCCGGCGGTCTTCCGGGGCGTGGTCTTCTTGGCGGGAGGCATGGTCGTCGTCTCTCTTCAGTGCCGGTCGGGGGGCTGGTGGCTGGGGCATTGGCCGTCGTTGCACGGCGGCCGGTGGGGGGCGCGGGTCACTCGTTGTCCTCGGTGGCCCAGCGGGCGAGCTTCGCCGTGTGCCGGGCCTCCAGGCCGTGCGCGCGGGCCTCGTCGAGCTCGTCACGCTGCTGCCGGCGCTTCGCCCGCTTCAGTCGTGCCGCGGCGATGCGAGCGGCTATCTGCTCTTCCACGTGACTGGGCACGGCTGCTCCCGGTGGGTGGCTGGGGTGGGGTTGAGCATTAGCGGGGGAAGGGGGACGGTGGCTTGCCTGGGAGGCCGGCTGACTGTCCCCCGTCCACGTGTCCCCCCTATAGGGGGACGGGGGACACGGGGACACTGGGGGACGAGCGTCCCCGGGGGACACTCGGGGGACACTCGGGGGACGGGGGACACTCGTCATTCCGCACCCTCCTCGAACGGCTTAACGAGGGTGTGAATCTTGGACCGGTTCGGCCCCGGGGAGACCTCGACATAGCCCTCGTCAACCAGTCGAGCGAGGGCAGCGGCCGTCACTTCCTTCTTGCCGCCGACCCGCGCGTCGATCGCGCGCACGTTCATCGGCTCCTTGGCGCCCGCTATGGCGTCGGCGACCTTCTTCATGACGGCCGTGGGCCGGAACGGCCCGGTGTCCTCGATGGGCGGGTACAGGCTGGCCTCGGCGAACGCTTCGTCGTGGCTCTTCAGAGCGAAGTCGGCGAACCAGTGCAGGCCGCTGGAGTGCGGCAGTGCGTGCCTGCGTAGCTGGCCGGGCCGGTCCTTGGCGATCCGGACGGTGCTCTTGCCGGTGAGGCCGACGCCGAACGGCTTGCGGTTCTCCAGCACGTACATGGCGCCGTTGAGGCCGTTGAGCTTGTGCACGCCACCGATGGCGTACCGGCCGCGGCCTTCCTTGTCCTTGACGACGTGGTCGAGGGTGGCCACCGCGGGACCCATCTCGGCGATGGGCCGCAGCAGCAACCGGCCGAACTTGGCAACGTCGGTGTTGTCCTTCAGCTCCATGCCGTGCATGGCCATGCCTTCAGTGACGCCGTCGACGGGGACGAACGTGGGCCGCAGGTCGTGGAGGGCTTGGCCGATCTCCTGACGGTTGAAGCCGACGTTCAGCGGGTCCTCGGGGCGGATGTAGGCGAACCGGTCCCGGATGTGGGCCCGGTCGGCTCCGAGGGCGAGCAGCCGGCCGACCACGCCGGGCGCGTCGTCCTCGAAGTCGACGAAGACGACCGCGTTCCCTGCGGCCAGCTCGGCGGCCACCGTCATGAGGGCGAACCACGTCTTGCCGCCCTCGGACTCGCCGACGATGGAGTGCATACGCCCTGCGTAGAACAGGCCGACCCCGTCGTCCCGGCGGCCCACGGTCGGCGTCGGCGGCTGGTAGGTGCCGTTGAGGACGTCCTCGAGGTCGCGGGGCCGCCACGTCGGGACGGGCACGGCCGGCGTGGGCGCCACGGCCAGGCGGGCGGGCTCGGGCGCAACCAGCTGGCCCGGCTCCTCCACCTCCCAGAGGTCGCCCCACATCTCCGGCTCAGGGTTGGTCACGCGCCCACCTTCTTTCGGGCGGAGGTCACGGTGTTCTCTGCCGCGCGTTCACCCAGTCCCGTCCCGACAGCCGCCGAGACCAGAGCAGCCTCCACCTCGCCGGGCGCGAGATGCTCATCCCTCACGTGCTCCCACGCCCGGCATGCGGCCCAGAACAAGCGGGCGTTCCGCGTGCCCTCGGGGGCCGTGGCGACGAACTGCACGAGGCCGTCCAGGACGTTGCCGCGGGGGCTGGGCACTCGCCGCTGCAGCGGCTGCCGGAACATCGGCGCGGGCGGGGGCGTGAGCAGCTTCAGCAGCTGCTCGGGGATGGGGTAGACGGTGGGCTCCGTGATGCTGGGGTGGATGGTGTATTCGCCGGTCTTGCCTCGGCTGCCGGGGCCGACGAGGTAGCCGCGGGTGCCGCGCACGTCGATGCCGGGTCCGAGCCGTCCGACGCTGTTGGGGACGTGGGCGCCGGCCGGGCCGGTGAACCACAGGTGGAAGCCGCCGGACGGGGTGCACACGGTCACCGTGCGGGGGATGGTGAAGCCGTGCTGGGCGGCCAGCTGGTTGAGGGTGGCGCACCCGTCTACGCCGTTCTTGCGGTCGAGGTCGATGCCGACGAGGGGGAGGGGTCCGGCGCCGCAGGCGATGCCGTATCCGGCGGCGTGGGGGGCCTGCTCGAAGCCTGCGCGGATGACGTCGGCGTCGGTGCTGGCGTCGCCGACGCCGTGCCCGAACGTGCCGCACTCTTGCAGGCCGCTGCACCGGTGCCCCTTGTCGTGGGGGGAGGGGATGGCAGGGACCTTGTTGCGGGACAGGGGGAAGACGCCGAAGCCACGCTGTCCCGCTTCCTGCGCGCTGTCGTGGGCGTTCTGCCAGTCGTTCATGCCGCCTCCGCTTCGGTGCGGAGAACGACGAGGTACTCGACGCCGCAGGGCGCGACCTTCAGCACGCTCTGGACGACCGGCAGCGGCGCCCGGTGCAGGTGCGGGTGGCCGCAGCGCGGGCACTGGTCGACCTTGACCTGCCTGTGCCAGAGGGACGCGCGGCTCCTGTACGTGTCGAGCCGGCCTACTACGCGCGGCGGCGCCGCCTGCGGTACCGTGGCAGCGGACTTACCGCCCGCCGCGGAGTCTTCCTGAGAACCGCCCGCCAGCCACGGGCGGTTCTCTGCGTTCTGGGACATTAGGCCGCCTCGTTCTCCGCCTTCTTGCGCGCGGCGAGCGCTTCGGCGCACACCTTGTGCTTGGGCTGATTGGTGTCGGGGTCCCGCATGAGGGCGGGGCGGTGGCAGATCACGCACGGGGCCGGGTCGCCCACCGTGGCGTGCCGCCAGTCGAAGAGTTCGTGAGTCATGCCGCGCGCTGACCTCCGCTCGCCTGCTCGGCGTCGTAGCGGTCGATGTCCTCCCAGCGGGCCCGCAGGTACTTGCCGACCCGGAACATCAGCACTCCAGGGCCGGTCTGCGTCTGGTGCCAGCGGTGGACGGTCTTCTGCGGGACGCCGTAGTGCTCGGCTATCTCCGGGACCTTGGCGAGGGGGCGGCGGTGGGACGGGAGAGTGGCCCGCGCCATGAGCACTCCTTAATGTGAGATGAATTCACACACGCGAGCATTCGACTACGCGTTGCGTGGCATCATGCCTCGTTATTGCGCGTGATGCAAGTGCTCGCTAGTGTGAAGTGATCTCACGCAAATAGGAGCCTGCGCCATGTCCACACCCCCTGAGGGGCCTACAGAAGCGATCGCCCGCAGAGTCTCTGCACTGCGACAACGCAAGGGGCTCAATCGCCAGCAGCTCGGCGAAGCCATGACGGCGGCCGGCGTTGAATGGAACCGCTTCACCGTGTCGAGCCTGGAGAGCGGCAAGCGGCAGAACGTCACAGTGGTCGAGCTACTTGCCCTTGCTCGCGTCCTGGACGTTGCGCCGGTCCACCTGCTGGTGCCGATTGAGGACCAGCAGCCGTACCGGGTGACCCCGAACGAGGTGCTTCCCGCGCATCGGGTCAGGCCGTGGGTTCGTGGCATTGTGCCTCTGCCGGGCATGGATCCGCGCATCTTCACTACAGAGGTCCCGCTCGCCGAGCTGCGAGCATGGAGCGGCGAGGACAGGCCGGTGCCAGGGGAGGACTGAGTGGCGAGCAAGAGCATCCAGAAGCGCCCGAACGGTAAGTACCGGGCCCGGTACCGAGACCTGGCCGGCAAGGAACACGCCCGGCACTTCGAGTTCAAGAAGGATGCTGAGCGGTGGCTCGACGAGGTGACGGCCGCCCTGGTGACCGGCGCCTACGTCGACCCCAAGAGTCAGAAGATGACCGTGGACCAGTGGTGCGACGCATGGCTGGAGAGCTACGCGCACCGGGAGTCGACGGAGCGGCAGGCCCGCGTGCACCTGGCCCGGATCCGAAAGGAGTTCGGGCCTTTGCCGTTGATGGCCGTCGACGCGATGGCCGTGAAGCAGTGGATGGCCAAGCTGAAGCGTGAGGGTCTGTCGGACTCCTACCGCTTCGCGCTGCACTCCCGGCTGTCGCAGGTGCTCACGGACGCCGTGCACGCGCGGAAGCTGAGCACCAACCCGTGTAGTCGGCGGACGACGCCGGGGGCTGGGAAGCAGCGGGCCTACGTGGCGACGGAGGCGCAGTTCTGGGCTCTGTACGAGGCCGCGGAGCCGAAGTACCGGCCGGCCCTGCTGCTGGGGGCGTTCGCCGGCCTGCGCGTCGCCGAGGTGTGCGGCCTGCGGGTCGGGGACGTCGACCTGGACGCCCGGGTCATCACGCCCGCGGTGCAGTACCCGGCGGAGCCGCTGAAGACGGAGATGAGCCGGACGGCCGTCCCGATCCCGGACTCCTTCGTCGCGGAGCTGAAGCGGCTACTCGACGGCCGCGAGGACGGTTGGGTCGTGCCGGACGACGACGGTGCCCAGCTGGGGCCGTGGAAGGTCGAGCGGCACATGCGCCGGATTCGGAAGACGGTCGCCGGCCTGCCCGGGGCTTTCCGCTTCCACGACCTTCGGCACTTCTTCGCTTCGCTGCTCATCGCGTCCGGCAGTGACGTGAAGGTGGTGCAGCACCGGCTGCGGCACTCCTCCGCCAAGACGACGTTGGACACATACGGTCACATGTGGCCCGACTCCGACGAGTCGACGCGGGCCGCGGTCGAGCGGGTCATGGGGGCGATGATCCAAAAAACTGCGGACCCTCTGCGGACTGTCGAAGAGTCCGCAAAGGGTCCGTCCAGCTCAGAGCCGGGTTAG